TGGAGGCAAGCCCAACTTGTCTTGGTGTCTATGTCCCGAGATGAGCCCGCTCCACTGGGCCGAGCCGGTGTGCTGTCGGTGGTGCCGAAAGACTGCGCAATCTTGTTGCCGAGCAAGCTGATGCTGCGGTACGATGAACTGAAGATACACGACGGTGAGAAGGGGATCGAGTTCACCTACAAGACCCGCAAAGGGCGCACCCGTATCTATGGCGGGAAGGTGATCGAGAACGTATGCCAAGCCATTGCCCGGTGCATCATCGGGGAGCAGATGCTGCGTATATCCACGAAGTACAAGGTTGTGCTGACTGTGCATGACGCCATCGCTTGCATATGCAAGGACGAGGAGGTCGAAGAAGCCCAAGCATACGTAGAAGAATGTATGCGGTGGGTTCCCAAATGGGCGGCTGGACTGCCGCTTAACTGTGAAAGTGGAGTTGGAAAAAGTTATGGCGACTGCTGAAATTGTTGACTACGCCTACCCGTGCATGATGGCGGAGAGAGCACTCAGAGACTTGCATGCAGCCATGCTGCGTAACGACTACGACGAGGCGATGGAGCACGCGCTGACCGCGATGGCGGAAACGAAGCTGGCTTACAACGCTATCCGCTACGCGAAGGAATCCGACAAGTGACTACCACCCGCTGGTCATACAGCAGCCTCAAGCTCTTTGAGCAGTGCCCCAGAAAGTATTACCACGTACGGGTAGTCAAGGATTTTCAGGAGCCCGAGTCCGAGGCGATGCTGTATGGCACGTGGTTCCATGAGGCGGCGGAGTTCTACATCAAGAACAACACGCCGCTGCCCGCGTACTTCACGTTCGTCAAGGGGGCGCTGGACAACCTAAAACAGATCAAGGGCGAGAAGCTGTGCGAGTACGAGATGGGCGTCACCGAAGACCTGCAGCCCTGTGCGTTCAACGATCCGAACGTCTGGTTCCGTGGGATTGCCGACCTGTTGATCCTAGACCGTGAGGCCGGTGAAGCCCGCATCATTGACTACAAGACCGGCAAGTCCGCGAAGTATGCGGACCCGGATCAACTGGAGCTGATGGCGCTGTGCGTGTTCAAGCACTTCCCCGAGATCAAGAAGGTGCGTTCTGGCCTGCTGTTCGTGGTGTGCAACGCATTCGTGAAGAGCAAGTGCGATTCAGCACAACAAGATGTGCTGTGGAAGAAGTGGGTAGACAAGCACGACAAGCTAAAATTTGCTATCGCGCATGACGTATGGAATCCAAAACCCAGCGGACTGTGCCGAAAGCATTGCGTGGTGACGTCCTGCCCGCATAACGGAAGGAACTGAAATGCCGTATACAAAAAGTCCTAGACCCTATCGCCACGAGTACGAAATGCAGCAGCAGCGCGGTGAACACGACGACCGCATGGAGCGGCAACGTGCACGTCGGGCTCTGGACAAGAAGGGTGTGAGCCGCAAGGGTAAAGATGTCTCCCACGTGAAGGCTCTGGCACGGGGCGGCACCAACTCAGATGGATACAAGTTGGAATCCCCTGCGGCAAACCGTAGCAGGAACTTGCATAAAAAAGGGGAAAAACCCCGTTGACTTCGTAGCGCGGTGGCGCTACATTGGTCCTGTTCCAGTAAGCAAAGGCAACCCCGTAAGGTGTGGGTGGGGGTTGGGGCTACGCCTAGGATGCTTGGCGTTATAACTACACCAGTCGGCACGAGAATCCTTTCTCCCCTCGGGAACCGACGACGCAGACGGCAAAACAGCTAACCCTGTTTTGCCTGTTCTGCCATTGTAACGAGACAACACAACATGCAAATCATTGATAACAAAGCGCTGTTGCTGACACTACGTGATCCAACCAAGGTCACTTCAGTCATCCCAAAGAGCAAGGTTGTCGGCGCTAATCAGGTGGCTGTGCACTGGGGGCTGGACGAGGCGCAGGTGCTGAAGAACCTGAAGATCAAGAACGTCCCCTCCCCCATTTACAAAGAGTACAACTGGCCGGGGCTGTATGCACCGTTCGAACACCAGAAGACCACGGCAGCGTTCCTCACGCTGAACAAGCGGGCGTTCTGCCTCAACGAGCAAGGCACCGGCAAGACCGGTAGCGTCATCTGGGCAGCGGACTACTTGATGCGTAAGGGGCGCGTGCGGCGCGTCCTCGTGGTGTGCCCGCTGTCCATCATGGATTCGGCATGGCGCTCGGACCTGTTTAAGTTCGCAATGCACCGGTCTGTGGACGTGGCCTACGGGTCAGCAAGCAAGCGCAAAGAAGTCATAGCAAGCCAAGCCGAGTTCGTGATCGTCAACTTCGACGGGTTGGAAATCATTGCCGAGGACGTTGCAGCGGGCGGGTTCGATCTGGTGGTAGTCGATGAAGCCAACGCGTACAAGAACGTGCAGACCACACGATGGAAAGTTCTGAGCCGCCTCCTCAAGGCAGACACGTGGCTGTGGATGCTGACCGGCACGCCTGCTGCGCAGTCTCCCGTAGACGCCTACGGCTTGGCTAAGTTAGTCAACCCTCTCGGCGTACCCAAGTTCTTCTCCGGGTTCCGGGACATGGTGATGTTCAAGGCGACTCAGTTCAAATGGACGCCCAAGCCGACCGCAACGAAGACGGTCTTCAGCGTACTGCAGCCAGCGATCCGGTTCACGAAAGACGAGTGCCTGGATCTCCCGGAGATGACCTACGTGGACCGCCACGTGGCGCTGACAAAACAGCAGGAGCAGTACTACAAGCTGCTCAAGAGCAAGATGATCATCGAGGCTGCAGGCGAAGAGATCACGTCAGTCAATGCCGCTGTCAATCTGAACAAGCTGCTGCAACTGTCATGCGGGGCGGTCTACTCCGACACCGGGGACACCATAACCTTTGACATCAAAAACCGATATCACGTGCTGCTTGAAGTCATTGAAGAAGCCGCGAAGAAGGTGTTGATCTTTGTGCCGTTCCGCAACTCCATCGAGGTCGTTGCGAAGAAACTGACGCAAGATGGCTACACGGTCGAAGTTATCAGTGGGGATGTGTCTGCGTCCAAACGCACGGACATCTTCAAACGCTTCCAAGAAACGCCAGATCCGCGTATCCTAGTGATTCAGCCCCAAGCCGCAGCGCACGGAGTCACGCTGACCGCAGCCGACACGGTGGTGTGGTGGGGGCCGACGAGTTCCTTGGAGACCTACGCACAGGCCAACGCACGGGTACACCGGGCGGGGCAACGCCACCCCACAACTGTTGTGCGCTTGCAAGGATCGAACGCAGAACGCCACGTGTACAAGATGCTAGACAACAAAGGAGATGTCCACACACAAATAGTTGACCTTTACAAGAGGCTACTAGACTAGCCCACAAAACGACACTAGAATACAGATTCCAACAACAGGAGCACGAGATGAACGACACGGTTGAAGACACCGAGAGCGAAGCCTCCCCCAAAATTTCCGTGGACCGTATGGTCCGTGCGTATCTCAAGATGCGTGCTGCACGGGATGCCTTGGTCAAGGAGCACGAAGAAAAACTGTCCTCATTCGATGAGGGCATGAAGACTATCAAGCTGGCCCTGCTGGGGTACTGCAAAGAGAACAACGTCGATAGCGCCAAGATCTCTGGGGTAGGCATGTTCTACCGGGGGGTCAAGAAGCGCTACTGGACAAACGATTGGGAAGCGATGGGTAAGTTCGTTGTCGATCACGAAGTGCCCGAGCTTTTTGAGAAACGCCTGCACCAGGGGAACATGGAATCCTTCTTGGAGCAGCACCCGGATTTGCTGCCACCCGGGCTGAACGTGGATAGCGAATTCACCATCACTGTGAGGAAAGCCTAATGGCCGAAGACAAATACGTTCCGATTGACAAGATTGCAGAACACTTCCAAGTGTCTGTCTCCACCGTACGTGCATGGGTGCGGACAAAGATCCTACCGGACGCCACGTACCTGAAGATTGGCAAGACCTACCGGTTCCAGCTTCAGAAAGTCGAGGACGCATTGCGGGCACACAACACAGCCAAGACCGCAAAGCTGATCCCTACCGAAACCCCCAACCCTGACCAAGACCTGTAAGGAGAAATGAGATGAGCGAAATTGCACTGTTCAAGGGCGGCGTCCCTGCGTACCTGCGCCAACTGGAAGATGACACCACGAATGCCCTGGCGGGCGGAGAGATGGGCGCACGCCGTGTCTCCATCAAGGGTGGCGTGTTCCGGGAAATGATCGGCTCCAAGGAGTACCGCACCAGTGATGACCGCGCTATGGGCGTGATCATCATCAAGGCCGCACCGAGTGTGCACCGTACGTACTTTGAGGGCACCTACGTTGAGGGGCAAGCAAGCTCCCCGACCTGCTGGTCATCCAACTCCCAGACCCCGGCCCCCGAGGTTCCTGAGACACAGCGCCAAGCTGCCAAGTGCATGGACTGCCCGCAGAACGTCAAGGGTTCTGGTCAGGGCGAGACCCGCGCCTGCCGGTATCAACAGCGCATCGCCGTGCTGCTGGAAGGCGAAGTCGAGAAGCGTGAGGTGTATCAGGTGGTGCTGCCCCCGACCTCCGTGTTCGGCGATGGCGAGAAGAACAAGCTCCCGCTGCAGGCGTACGCACGTCACCTGCGGGCACACGGCACCCCGATTGCTGGGGTGATTACCGAGATGCGGTTCGACACTGCAAGCCCCACGCCGAAGCTGATCTTCAAGCCCGTACGCCCCATCACGGAAGAAGAACTCGCGGTTGTGCAGGAGATGAAGAACTCCAAGGAAGCGGAAGAGGCGATCAAGTTGACGGTAAACGTCTCTGCCCCCAAGCCTGCTGCTGCACTGTTTGATGCCCCCGCCAAGCCTGCACCCAAGGCAAAGCCGAGCCCGGTGGTAGAGGAAGAAGAGGCACCGCCCCCCAAGAAGATCGAGGCGAAGAAGCCCACTGTAAGTTCGGCAAGTCTTGAAAGTCTCGTGGACGGTTGGGACGACGAGTAAGTACGGTAGGGTAGCGGGCTAGGTCCGCTACCCAATTACTTGTCTATAACCACAACCATCCTGGGATATGCAGACAAACGAATTCCTATCCGCAGTCCTTGGAGGAGATGGGTACATCTGTGTGTTCGGCGCGAACCCTGAGAAGAAGCGCGTCATCCAGAAGCTGTACTCCACCGTAGAAGCTGCAGCAGCAACAGCAGAGAACCTGATGCGTGAAGGCTTTGATGCCTACTTCGGGTTGGCTACGTTCATCAATGACAGTTCAAGGAGGGCAGACAATGCCAAGTCACTGAAATCATTTTTCCTCGACATCGACTGCGGGGCGCACAAGTCCGAGTACGAAGGTTACCCGGGTGGGCAAGCCGATGGCGTCAACGCACTCAAGAAGTTCTGCCGCAGTGCCAGACTCCCAAAGCCGACTCTGGTGAACTCCGGGCGTGGTGTGCACGTGTACTGGATCTTGGAGGAGGCTATCTCCCCCGATGCGTGGCTGCCCGTAGCTGAAAGCCTGAAAGCGCTGTGTGTTGCGCATGGGCTCAAAGCCGATCCGGCAGTGACATCTGACATCGCCCGTGTCTTGCGAATCCCAGGGACACAGAACTTCAAGGACAGCCCACCACGGGATGTCTTGTTAGTGGGAGAGATGGCCCCAGCAGTTAGCTTCGATACGTTCAAAGAACTTGTAGGGCAGATACCGAAGCGACCCCTACCGTTTTCTCCGGTTGATGACGACATCACCGCGTCGATTCTTGGCAACTACCGTAACGTCTTCAAGACCATCATGTTGAAGACGGAAGCTGGGCGGGGGTGTGCACAACTGAAGTACATCATTGATCAGCAGGCGTCAATGCAGGAGCCTATGTGGCGTGGAGGACTATCCATTGCCAAGTTCTGCGTGGATATGGATGAGGCGGCGCACACAATCTCCAGCGGGCATCCGAATTACACGGCTGCGGAGACGAACCAGAAGCTCGACCAGATCAAGGGACCGTACACCTGCGAGACGTTTGAGAAGCTGAACCCTGGCGCACTGTGCGGCGAGTGTCCTAACAAAAACAAGATTAAGAGTCCTATCGTACTGGGCCGCGAGGTGCAGGAGGCGGAGGACGAAGACAACGTAGTAGAAGACACCCCACAACTTAGCCCGACTGCGGGTAAGCAAACCTATGTGATTCCCAAGTACCCGGCACCATACTTCCGGGGGGTTTACGGTGGTGTGTTCAAGCGGACGAAAGACAAGGATGGCGACCCGGTTGAAACTCCGGTGTACCACAACGATCTATATGTGATCCGCAGGCTCACTGACCCCGAAGCGGGGGAAGCCATCGTCATGCGACTGCACTTGCCGAAAGATGGGGTGCGTGAGTTCACCATCCCGCTGGCCTCGGTGTTGTCCAAGGACGAGTTCCGAAAGCACATGGCAATGAACGGTGTTGCCGTAATAAGGATGGAAGAACTTATGAGTTACACAACTACCTGGGTCAATCGACTTCAGGCCGAAGTAGAAGCAGACATTGCTCGCCGACAGTTTGGTTGGACTGACGACACCCTGACCACATTCGTGGTTGGTGCGAAGGAGATTCACGCAGACCGGATTGAGCCGAACCCACCGTCGAACTCAACGTTGAGGTTGTTCCCCGCGTTGCAGTCGAAGGGTACGTTGGAGAACTGGATCAAGATGGCGGAGTTCTACAACCGACCCGGCCTTGAGATGCACCAGTACGTTCTGGGCTTGAGCTTCGGCAGTCCGCTGCTGGCGTTCTCTGCCGACGGGGCGGCGCTGTTCCACATGCACAGTAAAGACCCGGGCATCGGCAAGACCACCGCGATGCGCGTGGGCAACTCCGTCTGGGGTGAGCCAATGGAGATGATGTGTCAGGAGCGGGATACGTTCAACTCAAAAATGAACCGTATGGAGGTGTACAAGAACCTCTTCATGAGCGTCGATGAGCTGACCAACATCACGCCGAAGGATGCAAGTGATTTCCTGTACCAACTGACTGGGGGTAAGCAGCGCAACCGGATGAGCGTAGGTGGTA